CATTCGCCCCCTCCGCAAACTCCGCTTGCGGGGGCACACCGTGGGTGTATTCAAGCGCATCCCCGACAAGCCGGGCATCCGTTACATCCACATCCGTAAAAGTGCTGGTTTCGGTATTATCCTGAATACGACCCGCATACCGGTACAGCTCGCCGCCTGCTGTGGTGCGATAAATATAACGGGCGTTCACGCGCACATCTTCGGACGCGGGGCACTGAATCTCGGCCGATTGATCGGTAAAATCCACCTCGTTCGCCGGGCCCGGGTTGCTCTCCCAGAGCAAATTTCCGCTCGCGTCCTCAATTGCAAACGTGTACTTATACGCATAGCTGCCTGTCAATTCGCCTGTAGCGGGGGTAAGCAGGCACGGATCAGAGGGCGGGTCAATACCCACGCGATCCGACACGGTGCGGGTCAACTTACGCATGTTGTAAAAAGAGTTATACCGGCAGCGCCCGCGGTGCGTAAAAAAATGCGCCCTGCCTTCCTCAAGACCTTGATCGAGCGCGACCTTACCTGACCCGACCTCGTACACATAGGGGCCGTATTTAACAAGCAAATGCTCGTTATCGTCAGGGTCTATGTACTCGTGAAAACCGTCGAATTGCATTCTAAACCTTCTTATTCTTTAATTCACTCCACCATCCACCTGTCTTACTGCCGCCCCAATGATGCCGCGAATACGATTGTGGTAATGTCGGGTAGCCCTGTTGAAAGACGTCCGGCTCGTATATTTTATCACACTTCAAAAGCTCATCGGTCATGTTTAACGAAACAATGGGTGCGTGACAAAGCGCGTCAACAGTCACGGCGTCAAGTTTCAATAAAAAAGCATCCATAAGCTCATTAATCCACTTACCTTTCGGTATCGTTCCAAATAAGCCGCTGTTGGGGTGCTTATACCCGGACTTCCAATGCTGAAAGGCGTACCCGCAGAACGAGTCATTCTGCAAAATATCGTCTGTTATGGCCCTAAAAAATTCAAAATCAGGGTCAACATGGACACCACCAATATTCTGCAAAACATTAACTCTGCAGCAATCGGATTTATAATTTGGGGACACATCGGGATTTAAAACAATGCCCCTTATTTTTTTATGTAAAAGATTCAGGGGGACATTCCCCTCTGCCCAAACATTAACCGCCCAGCCCGGATGCAGACGCTTGAGACCCTCAAAATACTGCGGATACGGGTAAGACTTTCCGCCGAACCAGAAGATGTTAAAAATTTTTGGAATCATAAATTATCCTAAAAGCTGTTTCAATTGCACGGTTTCCGGGATTCCGGTTGAATCTCTCCGTACCATACCCGCGTCGCGGCCGTGATGTCCTTCAGTGCTTTGATTAGTCGCTCAGGCTCTCCACAACTACGATTCTGGTTTATCTTTGCAAGAATCGCTGGAAGATAAACCCTGTCCGTCATTCCCCCGCGCAAAAGCCCCACGTTCCCGCCGATGTCGTCAAGGAAGTTCGCTGTCGTATTCGAGTCTGTCATGATCGAATCGAATGCGCCTGGCTTTACGCTGCGGAGGTCATAGATCGTCCAGAGCGCGTCCTCGATCTCCTGCAATTGAGCAGCAAATGATTCAACCTCTTTCAGAAAATTCGTTTTGTCGCCGCGATAGTTCATAGGTTATTAAGGTAAATTGTGTTCGAGTATTATGTTTCTCGTTCCGATATACTTCCCGTCCACGGTAAGCGTCACCGGGAAATATGCGCCTGTCGGGTCGGCTGGATTATACACTATCTGGTCATTATAGGCCACGAGTTCACCCGGTGAAAGTTCTAAATCTTTTGTTGTTCCGACAATTTTATTGCCTATTTTCCATTGGTATGTTGACCCTCCATTTGTATCGCACTGGAGATGTAGGTCAGCGCCATAGAGCATTTGGGTGGGAGAATAAACTCCGTCAGAAAAATAAAAGCCATATAAAATCGGTTCGTGTCCTGTTGCCATAATAAACTCCTAATCAGGTGGAATCTCTTCCCATGAAAAATCGACTTCCATGCCGTGTATTTTATGCTGCAATGCCATGTATGCCGGGATTCCCGTTGACTCGCTTGACCAAGTGGGAGCGGCAAGATTGTTTTCGTTGAAAACTTTTGAGCGGTCTTGTTGATATACGCCACGATGGGCAGCAGTGGAAATCGGATGAACTTTTGCACCGGCTTGGAAGAGATAGCCGGGGATAAAATTACCTGCAACCGTCACCGGAGTCGCCGTCAAATCGTTCTCAGGTATAATCAAATATTGCGGAGTCGCCGTGCTTTGATCGTTGATGTAGAAATTGCCGTTGCTGTAGAAAACGGTGGGTAGGTTGGTTTCAAAGGGGCGTCCGAGTAGATCAACCCATGTCTGTAGATCGGAAGAATACCAGATATGACCGTCTTCATCAACCACTAAAACGTATGTTTTCCCGATTGCGATTTGATCCTGGTTCCCAATGAGTGTTATGTGTGCCGAAACCTCTGAACTAGGACTTGGTAAAACACCTACAATCCCCTCTCCTATTACGTCACCATAAAAATTATTTAAGTATATGTCGGGGGCACCTTCAATAAAAACCGATAGCATCATTACCCACGTTTTATTAAAAAAATCTGAGAATATTTTCATCTTAACATTTTGTTGACTCGCAGAAGCTGAAACAGAGTCATAAGTCCAATTAACCCCATCCACACTCCTGAACAGCAATCCATATCCATTACTAAAGCTCATAAATACATAAAAAGCTTCTCCTGATAAACATTGAATATCCCCTAACAATTGGTCGCTTGTATTATTTGGATTAGGATTATTTTCAGGCAGTGACAATACCACCACCGTCCATGTCGCCCCCTTATCCGTCGAATAATACAAATCGGTCGGAGTCTGAGCAACGAGCACACCGGGCTTGTAGGCAAAGGCAATGCGGGTGGTGCCGGTGGGTAGGGTGCCGCATTCGGTAAACGTTTTTAAATCAGGTGAGCCGTATAAGTTCATTTTAAATTACTCCGAGGGCGGTACGTCGCCGAGAACGAAATAAATGGGATCGGGTTCAGGAGGTGCTGGTTCTTCAACACTAAATACTGGCCCTGCCAATATCCGCCCCGGCCGTTTCTGTAAAAACCCTTCGGCATTTATATGAATATCCGTTGCAATCGTTTTTTTGTTTTTTGGGATGGCGATAGGGTCCCCATACTCCTGCAAGCCGCCCGTGAGCAGTTGAATATTAGTGGACTTGACGTTCGCTTTACCCATACTTTATAAATCCTCATTCACCAAATAATCTGGTATACCTGCCGTGAGCTGCTCCTCGTTACTACCGGAATCAACCAGCCGCCCCAGTCTGTCCCGAAAACGCATAGTGTTGGTAATCTGACTCGAATCCCTGTTACGATATTGCCTCCGCTCATCGACCATGCGCTCCGCTTCGACAAGCTCGTCTTTCCAGCCGCCATCCCGTGCCTGCTTTGCGCAGTTGGCGCGAATAAACTGAAAAAGAATGTCCTCGTAGTCCTCGTCAATGGCGTTTACCACCGCAGAAAGATTCGCCCTCCCCTTATTAGGCGTACCGAATACCTGCAGCGGACCATCCGGCAGCGTATCGAACCATATCGCTCGAAAGTTTTTATCTTGGTTAAAATTGATCTGATTGCTGTTCGCATCATAAACAGCAAAAATCTTTTCAATTGACGCTGGTATACTGAAATGCTCAGTCATGTTGTCACCGTATTAATGGTTGAATCGTCCGCGTCAAAAACTCCCTGCTCATTTGACGCTATACTCCACGATGTGACGCCCACGGGAGCCCCATCTATTTTAAGTACAATCCCCAATAAAGTGGTGTCCCATGTGGCATCATACGTCGAGGTTATATACGCCGATAAATCCGCCCATACTATTGTCGGGTCCGTACTGTGGGCGACAATAAAATCCCTGGCTACCTGCATTATGTCGAGGACCTGACTCTCCTCGTAAAAATTTGACGTTAAAGCGTCAAACGCAAGCTGGATTTCGTGCCTGTCAACTATAAGGTGACTAGACTCTACATCATACCCCCCCCGTGTCCCCTCTTCAAAAGTCCAATCCCCATCCATGCCCGGAACAAACTCAACACCGTCTTTGTATAAAATAATCGTAGCTATGGATGTCACAAACCCCGACGCTACTGCTTCTGCCGCCGCCTTCCACGCAATCTGCGTAACGGTCTCTCCGTCATTACCCGTAAATAGCGCTGCAATGGCAGAAAAAATAGCTCCCTCCGATGAGCTAAAATCCTCCCTCGTATGAATAACCATAGAGCATTGAACTGTGGTTTTTACAAGCGGAAGCTCAACTTGTATGATAGGCTCATATCTTCGAATAAACTGCCGCAAGGAATCGGCAATAATCGACTCCTTAACCGGATCGGAAAACGCCCCCAGCATTGAAAGCTCAGAGTCTATCCGAGCTTTCAAACTGGCGAGCGTCATTAAACTGGTCTCAGACATTTACTCGATGTCCTCAATCTTAGCTTCCACCGGCTTTTTGCACTCCTTACACCCAGCAAGCTGACACGCTTTGACTTCGTGCTCTTTGTCGGCACAGTACACGACGCCTTTTTTAAGAACAACGGGATGCGCTTTGGAGAGCACTTTCTGGTCCTTATCAGCATACACTGCGATAATGACCGTCTCATTTTTTATAGGCCGGAAGTACCGCTTCACCGACCCCGGGACCGCGGGGGTATCCGAACCGACATCTTTTTCTTTCGCCATAAAAACAACTCCTTTTTGGTTTAGGTTTCCAGTACCCTTACTGCCTGATATTATACGTGTTGTTCGCTTTCCAGAGTATCCTCAAATACCCGTTAAGATACCCCGCGTTTGAACCATACTTATTGACCCGAAATACCACCGCCTTTGCGACCTGCGACGTAAGCGAAACATACTTATTCACCGCCGTAGCATTTGTCGTACACGCTGCTACCCATGCTCCGGCGAGCGTATCCTTAAGCGTAGTACCCGCAATAAGCTGGTAGTCAATAGCAAAATTGGGGGCAGTCCCCGACGCTGCCTGTGCAACAATCGCAAAACCGGCAAACATCGGTGTCGAATATGCATTCGTCAGACCATACGGCCCGTGGACATGGATATCCGTTGTCGCAAAAGTATCACGGGTGTTATTGGTGTCTGCCGTATAAAGCGTCGTAACCGATACGTCATTGGGCGTCGCCGCCGGAACATTCACGTATGCTGTGGTCGCCGCATACGAAACAGCAACAACCATAAGCACCGCTATTACTGCAAACGCTGCAAAAATCTTTTTCATACTACTTTTCTCCTTGATTTAAAAGTGTTCCGGGCACCGCCTGGCACCCGGTAATAATCGAACGACACAATTAGCCGATGTTCGTGATGATGCTATGAAACTGGATCATCTTAACCATCAACCCGGCTTCAACGATAATCTGCGCCTCGCGGGTATCATCACCCGGAGTCTGTACATCCTCTTCCATTTTCCAATTACGGAGAGGGCGCCAGATGATATTTTTGAGGTCGAGCACAACGCCATACCCGGCCTGCGCCGCCGTCAAAAAATTGGAGAACGCACCACAAAGGATGATGTTGAGCGTCCCGAACGTGCTCTTAAGGACCTGCACGTCGATACCGAACTCCGTCTCCTTTTGGGTGATCCACGCCTTACCGGCGGGCCATCCGCTGATAAGCGCCACAAGTTTCGCGTCGGCGAAAAGAGTTTTCACCTTCGGGCCGTACTGAAAAATCTGCGGCATGAGATATTGAAAAAACAACGTCTCCGTCAATGCCCCGCCGCAGTTAAGCACACGGGTTGCATCGGTGGAGATCGTCGGAATAGCACCGGACATAAAGAGAACGGCGTTACTGTTCGCATCGGTCGTTGACCCGCCGCCGCAATACCACGCCGCATTTTCGCAGTCGAGTTTCAGGTTATACGCCGCCTGGTTCATTTCTTCCGACCAATCCTTCGGGTTGACGAGGGTCTCAACGGCTTCCATCGTTTTGGTAACCCCGAAGGTCCTACGGAGGATCTGGGTGGTCACGGTACGCGCTGCGCCCAGCATGGATGTGATGGTACGCTTGGGGGCCCCCTCTTTACAGGCGTATGAACTGATGTACACAGTTTCCCCGGCAACATGGGTGGTCGCTGTGCTTCCGGCAATACCACGTCTGCAGGTCAGAGAGTAGCCGTCAACGCCCTTGGCAATGACGAACATCTCCTCCCCGGTTTCCTTAACGTGCAGAACATCCCCGATGGTGATAAACTGCGTGTCGGTTGCAGCCTGTGCGCCCGTCGAAGCGGTATACACCTCGATAGTGGTAGTCGAGGCGTCGTGCGTACCGTACAGGTAGAGAACGCGCGAAAGCGGGTTTTTCTCGATGACCTCAAACGTAACTTCCGTGGTCTTTTGGGTGCTGATCTTCCCCTCGACGCTTTTGGGTGTGGCCCCGCCATCCTCATAGCGGTATCCGCCGAGAAGCGTCATAAGCGGGGTATCTGTGGGTTCGCCAAGGTGCATAATGTCCTTGTCGATGTCTCGCGCCAACCTGGTTTCGGTTGATGCGTTTGCGTTTGTACGCGGAGCGGTTGCAACTGTCATATCAATTTCTCCTTGATTTTTCGGTTAAAAGGAAACGCCTCTTGTGGACGTATCCTGTATTTTTGGCTTTTCAGCCGGTTTCATCGTCTCCTGCCCGCCGGACCCAGAGGGGAGTCTTGCCGCACGTTGCTTATCAAGCTCTTTGCGGTAATTTTCCTTCACCTCTTTGTCGTGAGCGTCCATGTTGGCAACGACTTCCATGGCGCTTGCAGCCTTGGCGAACACATCCACCCATTTTTTATCCGACAGGATAAAATTACGAGGGACGGAATATTGATCCTCAAGATGCTTGAAAAGATCGTCAATACCGTGGGCCTTAAACGCCTTTTCAATCTCGGGCATCGTCTTTTTCGCTTCGGCCAAATTCGCCTGCATGGTGGAAAGGGATTGATCCCAATCATTTTTAAACCCGATCTCCCGCTTTTGCTTTTCGGCGGCCGCATACGCCTGCTGCTGCTTCCACTCCTGGTTTTCCTCCCACGCTATCTGACGCTTTTCAAGATACTGTGCCTTATAGTGCTGGTAAGCCACGGGATCTTTCTGTTTCAACTCATCGAGCGTCTGCACACCGTAGGGGGCAAGATGCGCCTTAATCACAAGGTCCCATCCAGCTTGAAACTGCTCAAGCGGAGACTCGTATTTTGGCTCCTGCGCGCCGGGCTCAGGGGGCTTAGGCAAAACGCTCTGTGCTTCTGTTAGAGCCTTTTTGGCCGCTTCCGCCTGTCGTTCCCTGGTAAACTGCGACTGCAACTGATGGTAGTTCCCCAGGAGCTTATTGAGCACTTCGGGGCTTGATATTTTCGCAGGGTCAATCCCTTGTGCTTTGAGCATATCAGCATATTGCCCGTCTATCCCGGTCACCGGAGGTGCTTCGGGGGGCTTTTGGCCTTGTCCCTTGCCTTTATCGGTTTCCGGAGCTGCTTTACCATCCTGAGTTTGTCCCTCATCCGCTTTATCCTTGTCCGGGGTCTCCGGGGGAGTATCGGCTTGTTGGGGGCTCGGTTTGGCTATATCAACGCTTTGCGATTGTTCCCTCGGTCCGCTGGGGGGCATACCGCCATTAGACTGTGTTTCGGTTGCTGCCGGTGCTTCCGTAGATACTGCTGCTTCGTCGCTCATAAGTTTTTCGCTCCGTTTAATTTTTTAAGGTATTTAGACGCCTGCTTCAACATCCGCCTGTTCATTTCCCGATTTGCACCGTTCCCCACCACATCAAAAAGGCCTTCTACCCGCGCTCGATGCTCCTCGTGGGTCTCGCCCGGTATACGGTCCTGCAGATCCCACGTCTGCGCGGGAATAACGCCCCGCCGCACATCGTTCATGTACTTTTCCATCTTTTCCAACGCTTCCGTCGGATTTCGCGCAGTGCACAGGTAGCATAATTCCCCCCGTTTATCAGTAAACGAGTAAAAACCTTTCGTATATGGCCGTCGTGGCTCCATTGCTTCCATTATCGCACCGCCACGGAACAAGCCCCCTGATGTGGGTAAACAACATCTATCCGATGCTGCTTTTTCTCATCAAAAAACCACTTAAACGTCTTCAAAATATACTCGCCGATTTTCGCCTTCACGATTTCATCCGGGTCACTTGCCCCGTATCGATCGGTCTTACGGTCAAAAGACCCCATTTTAAGCCGGGCATCGTGCTCGTGGGTGACAACCTCAAGTCGCCCCGTCTGATTGTTTCTCGCCATCCATGTTTCGTGCATAAGTTGGTATTGCACACCCTTTTCCATCGCATTTACTTTGGCGAGATAGGCACGAACCTTATTTTTGCTGTCCTCAAGCCTTTTAGAGCGCTTGCCCCCCGCAACCGGCTTCCTTTCCGCGTCCATCTCCACGATCTGCGACAGATTATCGCAGATATTCATAAATTCAGCCGCTTTTTCCTTCAACATCCCCACAAAAAACTTAAAATCCTCGTCTTTCTTACTCATTTTCACGCTCATCCGTTTCCGCCTTTTTTAAAGTTTCCGTTACTTTAATTGTGCGCTTCGCTCTCTCCGCAATACACAAAAAATCTTTAAACAATTTTATGCACGCCTGCACCCCAAGTAACTGATCCGGCGTTTTTGCCACGTCCGCCGCAACCCTCATCTGCTTTAACGTTTCCATTCCCTCCGAAAGAAACATCCGACTTTCCCCGAAACTCGCCACAGACGCCAGATAATCCGGGTCTTTCCACTTTTCGGCGTAACTGCGGGTATCCGTCGATGCAATCGGAACGTACACCTCAATTACCTTGGGTTGTGTACTTTTTTTATGCCAAAGCAAGGGCAGCCCCCGATTGTGCTGCCATTTCTGGCGTTATTCCGTCGCTTTTACCGGTCGCCCGAAGCTCCTTTTGCTTCCCTTTTACGTCTGTACCCTCAGGAGCGGGTGATGCCGCCGCGCCTGTTGGCCCCGCCGCCGCATCCGGTGCCGCGGGCCCACCGATCATGGGGGGCATCTCCGGATTTTTAACCATATCTGCTGCGCCCGGGACCCCAGAAAGCTCAAAAAATTTCCTTAAAACAGCCGAATACCCCGCTATATCAATAATGCCTGCTTGAAAATTCTCCTGCGCAACCGGTAACGCCTGCTGAATCCTGCCGATAAGAGCGTCCGGGGGCTGTTTATTGACCTCAAATTCATAATCCGGGCCGCCCACCTCAAAAGGAAAATACCGGTACTGCTCGCCTCCGATATCCCCCTGCTGCTCCTCCGCTGAAAGATCGATACGGTTCTTAAGCTTCTGATGCATCCCGTCGCTTAACCCATTATCCAGGGGCCCCCGGAGCAAAGAAACCCACGCATCTTCACGACTCGCCTGGAAGCCTATGCCCGTAGCGGTCTTATTTAAAAACTCACTCTCCCCGCCAACACCCTTAAGGTTGCTGGCCGGCTGGACTTGTGCGGCATATCGATCCATGTAATTTTGAATGTTCTGCAGCTCGGGCATCCCCATCTGATCTTTACGAACCGGGCGAACCAATCCATTCGGATTATCCTTAAACGCCGACTCCGTATCGGCAACGACAAAGCCAAAGGTTTTTCCCTCAATTATAGCATTTAATCCGCCCAGAATATTGCCATCATACGTCTCGTACATGACCCGCATCGTGGACCGGACATAATCGATATACTGATTCATCATGTCATTGTCAAATTGCCACTTCGGCCAGAGCATCGCGCACGGGTCGATGGCATACGGTGTCTGCGCATCCGGATAACAGGCAATTTTCCAATGCGGCTTAAAAGCATAAGGACTCTTTGTGCATCGAATCTGCTTGCCGTACTGTGGGAGTATGAGCTGATAATAAAGCTCCGTGTCCCCTTCGTTCCCCCTGTAGTTTAAGTCACCGGCTACCTCGACACATATCACGCTATTGTTGGTCCGCTCGTTGCGGTCCCAATACTGGTCATAGTAATATGTCGTTTGTGAGTCACTAAGATCGAGCGTCGGGGCTCCGCCCCGCTCGATCTGCTCAAGAATATCCTTAAGGTTTTTTTGGTCATAATTCTCGTCACCAAGCATGGCATACAAGTCTGTAACTCGTATGGGGAAACGAACAGTACTCCACTGCGCATCCCGAATCTCATGCACTGTGGGCTCCTGTGCAAAATTAAGCGGGTGAATAGGCTCCGTAACAGTGCGTTCGATTATTTTGGTCTGCTGGTTTGTTTGAAAATTACTCATTCCAAGCGGGTTTGTCGTTACGCTTCGCAACGCCTGCGACTGTGACTCGCTTACAAAATACTCACGAGCCACACCAATGCCCGCAACTTCCATAAACCAGCGAATGCGATCAAACCGAACCATAAAACGGCTCGTATTTATATCCCTGTTCAGATCAAAATTGGCGAGCCGCAACTTTTCGTCAGTCTCCGGGCTCCGAATCGACCCGGGCTGCAATTGAACGGTGATGAAAGGCGTACCCGAATAACTCCTGGCAAGCTGCGCCTCCAGCATTTTTACACCGAGAAAATACGTGGCAAAATTGAGACGCGATTTCCACCGCGGGGTCTTCGTGTCGAGACGCATATAATAGGCGTCCCGACGCTTCTCGTACCGTTTCACCTGGTTGGTATACATAGACGATGTAAAATAGTCATCAAGCCGACCACGAGTATACTGGTATGCCTTTTTTAGATCGTCTTCGTTACCCTGTCGAAACATTGCTTTATTGCCCCACAACAGGTAAAAATTTCCATATTTTTGCACCAACAATAATGCACAGGGTGTCGGTTTCCCCCGTTCCATCAATCATTCTTACCGTATCGATAACCGTCCCTGTACTCCCACCTATACGAATCCGTTTAACCCGGCAGGAGTCAAGTGTACATGTAGTCCCCGTTGCCGTTGTGTACTTAACGGCCCTTGTTGCCATCGAATCTGCATAAACCCGAATCCCTTTAAGCGCCGAAGCGTAAATGCTGTCGCTCGTGGCCCCTGTGGTGTGGTTATAAAGGGTGTCAATATCCTTGACAACGGCATTATACATCTGCGGAAACTCGTACTGGTAAAACTCTTTTTGAGCATCCGACCGAGACCAGTTTTGATTTATAATAATCGCCTTGCTGCCCTTCGTGGCCCCCGCAAAAACTACCGTCACTGCAACCAACACCAGTAATTTAACGTATTTCATACTTCAAACCTTCCCAGGCTAAATAAGCCCTATAACGATTGTTTTCATCAAACAGGATACCTTTCAAAACGAGCTGCTTCTCTCGTAAAATATCGTAATAAAGTGCCTTTCCTTCGGCGGGCGTAGGGGCGCCCCACGCCGCAAAACCGAGCCGACCTATCGGGCAAGAATAGGGGAATACCTGCGCCGAAACGCAAGCAACCAGTACCCCTATAAAAAATACTACGCGCATTAAAACCGCCCGCTGTCATATTTTAAGGTGCGCTCATGCTTCTTGGCGCCGGCACCGCCCGTCACCTCAATGCTCATTTACTGCTGCACTTTCTGCGGTATGCCTCGAAGCGCATACACGCGGACCCGCCAGAACGACGGCTTACCTTTCTTATTTGCCTCCAACCCTTTAAGCTTTAGAACGAACGCCGGCGAAAAATCGAACGGCAGTGCCGTATAAGCAAACGCCCCATACCCGGCCGCGGGCGTCTGTAGCGTTTTAAGCGAATCGCCTGCCGCGGTCCCCGGCGCGCCTCCGGTCATGGTAAGCGTCACCCTGTTCCGAAGGTATACGCTGGCCGTGTCCATGCTCTTTATGTCGAGGGAGTCAAACAGATTAAACACGCTGCTGCCGTACTTCGTCGTACTATCCGGATTAGCCCGGCTGTTCAGAGCGCAGAACAGGTCCTTATACCCGGAGGCGGAGGTAAACGGAAATACCTGGTACGCCGTTACACGGACAGCAGCGGAATCACTCGTCAACCCGACATTTGAAGTATCGTTCGCCTCGATTAAGATTGCTTTGTTCGCCCACCCGTCCTGCCAGCACACCCGCATGGTTTTTGTGGCCGTCCCCAAGACATATGCCGAGTCCTCAAATATCAGATTTGAGTTTGCCCTGGTAGTCTGCTGCGGGGGCTGCCCCACCACTATCGCCGCCGCCACCAGAATTAACGCCATTACTCGCCTGTTCATGCCCTGCTCCTTTATAAGAATTTAATTTAACCCGCTGTCGCTGACCCGCCCGGCTTTTACCATCCGGTCAAGAGTCGATTCTAGCGATTCGATATTTCTTGTCCTGTTTTTTGAGTGCCCCGTCATCTCGCCATTCAATGTCCGGATACCGACCAGCCCATATCTCCCCGACTCCGCCCAATGGTCAATGTCACACTTCTCGACATCCTCCGGCCGATTCGGGTCGCTCTGCAGGTAAGGCACCGTGTTTACAAAATCATCATTGTACCCATCCCAGTATTTAAACTTCGCGCACTCGGTCTCGGCGTCCATGGCAAAATAGTCGAGCATGGTGCGCCAGCCGTTGATGCGCGATTTATTCGCCGGTATCCACTCGACGTCATGCCTGTCAAAAACCTCTTTAAAATAATCGACGGTCGCCCACTGGTCAGCGTCCCCCGCCTTTGAGTTCATCGAGTTATCGTACCATATCTTGCGGGGCATCATCCCCTCGGTCTCGGTAAAACTCGATATATAGTCCTCAAGGATCTGTGCCTGCTCACTGGCCGCGATAAGCCCGCGGGATGTGTGGGTGAAGCAAAGATGCGGGACATCCTTCTCGTCAACAAACCAGTAATTAAACGATGAAACGCCATTAAGCCCGCAGCCGAAGTCAAAACTCCCGAACACCCGGTCCCGATGATACGCCGGCCTGAGGTGAAACGGTTTCTCCTTAAGATGCGGTCCAAAATTAGAGAAAAATTGCCCTTTGAAAGCGTCCCAATCCCCGTCCCGCCACGCCCGGCCGAGCGCCCCCTCAAGCCCCAGCAGATACGCCAGGTACTCAGGGTCATTCTTCTCTAAGTAGGGGTTGTCTTTATAGCTGAGGGGGATGAAAATACGTGAACTTTTTGATACGGGGTCAAGATACGTTTGAAGTTTTATTCCCGCCGGCTTATCACATTTTATGCACACCGGGTCGCCGGTCTCCCCGCGTTTGAGCGCCGCCCCACAGCATGCCGACACCCGGCATTTATCAACAAAATAAGCCTTTACCCATGAGTGTCCTTTGCCCCCCGGGTTTCCATTCGCCATCAATTGTGACCTGAGTCCTGGCACGCTCGACCGCAGGGAACCGAGGAGCATTTTATACTCCTGCAGGGTGGCAATTGTCTGCGTTATCTCCTCGTGGAGCTGCTTGTGGTACTCATTCCCGATGTATTTTGAAAGTGTGTCCTCATCCTTCCAGTGCCCGATGTCCGTCACGCCCCCGGCGTTCCAATGGACCTTTGCGGGCGTCCCGGAAATTATAGCCAGCCCTTGATAAAATGCACGGGCCCGGATGATCCATTGCTGCAGGTCCTCGTAATCCTTTCTCACCACGAGCGATTGATACTGCGGGTGGTTTGCATACTCCGGCTCGGCGAGCCACGCAAGCCCTATGTCCGTCTTGCCCCCACCACGGGACCCCCCGGTGAATAGCTCCCGCTCCGAGCGCTGCAGCACCTTCGTCTGGTTGCCTGGCGCAGGCTCGTAATCACGTGCCCTAACCCGTATGGGGGTGTCCACAGTATCAATCATACGGGCGCCCCCACATCAACCTTGGCCGGCAACCGTATCACCCGGGATGTGACGCCTATCTCCCCGCTCAGCTTCATCGAATCACCGTACTTTTTAGGCATCCGCTTGCTGATCTCCCACTCAATCTGCCGTATCCTGTCCTTGTAATGGTTCTGGAGGGAGTTTGCACGCTTGGGGTCACACGTCTTAAGTGTTGCTTCGCACTGTCTGTTTATCTCGTCGCGCTCCGACATGCGCGCCTCAAGATATCGTTCCCTCGCCCGATCGACGGCGCGCTGGTTGGCGCCGCCCTCCTTATCGCACAGGGCATAAAACCGGTCCTTGTTAAACTGTGCGATTTTACATGCCTCTACAACGCCCTCCCCCTCTTGAATAAGCGCCACAACAGCGTCAAACTTATCCTGCTCCCAATCAGGGGTATCCGGCAGCACAGCCACCGCTTGAGCGGTCACATAGGGTACGCTCCTTTTGATAGGGTTATAGCCACAGACAAAATCCGTGTCTTTCTCCATAGTAATTTAAATATACGGGCTTATGCGTGTAAAAGCAAGGTATTTAAAAGATTGACACGACAGTAATAAAACGGGGTGGGTATTGTGGGTATTTAAAACGTGTCTGTGGGTATTTAAAATTATGCCGCGTATAGGGGGGCTACAATGGATGACGGGGGGGGTACTATTTGAAACCCCGCCCCCCGTCGCGCTTTTGGTATGGGGGGGAGGCGGGGCGCCTGCCCTGGTCCTGGCAGCGCTGCTCTACTTAAGCGCTCAAATTTAGTTTACATAATGGTTATTATGCGACGTGTAGACAAGCCAACTTGATTAATATCAATTACTTAACATTTGTTTAGCTGTCCTAAAATACTTAAGAATATTGACAAAAGGTACACATTAAACGTATAAATGTACTTAACGATATAGCCCTGTTATTAACATAATGTTGATAACTTGTTGATAACTTGTTAATAAGTATACGCGTACGTTTGCACGCTGCCGGCGATGATTCGAGGGCGCCGAATTCCCTTAATTACCGCTCTATTATGCTCCCGATTGCTCTCAATTGCACCCAATAGCCTGGTTATGCGCTGTACTGCTCTCCCTGGTCCCCCTAGCGCTCTTGACTGCCCACAATAAGCACGGTCACTATACATATATAATATACTACACCTAATACCCTCTATATACCCCACTCTTCGGTGTTTTATAACTTATTGATTTTTTATACCCTACATACATATACACCTAATACCCTTTAATAATAATAATAATAATAATAATAATATATATGTATAGTGGGTATGTATGAGGGGCGCACGCGAGAGATTCCCGTGAATAGGGGCGGCCGTGGGGTGTTCGGTGTAAGGCTTATAAATAGCATATAAATCAATAACATACCAGATACCCAACCATTTTTCAATAAGCGGGGTGCAGTGTAGCTACAAGCGAATT